ACCTGAATACCGAACGGGTAGGTCTGTCCCGCTGCGTCTTGATTATTTGTATTAGCAACGAGTTTTGAGTCATTAAACAATGCGCCACAGTTGGTGACGGTGTTACCATAAAAAACATGATGAGAACTGTTAGGCAACGTTGACTTTACAATTTCAACGTTGCAATAGTCCAAATACGTGCCTCTATTAAAAATATAGTTTTGACTTCCGCATCCTGTTATTGTCGTTTTTATAGCAACGTCATATAAAACGTTGTTGTACCTGTCTGTATCAGTGCCGGTATTACTATAATTACTTACATTAAAAACACTGTTAATCAACGTCAGATTTAATATTCTGCCGTTCTGGATTTTAAAAAGTCCGTTCGTTTTGTTTAACACGATAACTCCATCAGTTGCATAAATGTTTAGTAAATCTTTGTTGTCCATCAGCAGATATGACGCCTTAACGTCAAGAGTATTCCATCGCCTGCAATCGTCATTGCAGTCAATGTTATTTGCCATCTTTACATACGAACCATCCAACAGTGTAAGTGCTTCTCTTAATTCCAACGCTGTGTGCACCATAAATGGGTCTAATATCGTTCCCTCGCCTGATATGCTCATTACAACCACCTCTCATTCTTAGTTACTTCCATTTTTGTAACGTTGCTACTCCATGAAATCATATTTGTGCCTGGAGACATAAACGGTAATTTACCCGAACTGGTAACATGTACTCCGCTTTTGTGACACATCATAGTTGTTGTATCTACTGTGACATATCCGTCAACATTGTACAGCGTGAGCGGACTTGCACCGTTTACTCTCAACGTAATATCACCACTGCCTGTAATCCGATAAATCGGCTGACAGTAATAACTGCCGCCTATCTCGATTGATGCATCATTAAATCCCTCTACTTCTACATCAACGGGGTCATTATCAACTGCATATGCAAACGGTTGGCACTCAAACCCGAGTGTAATTGTATTCATATACCTTGCTATGTTGTCGGGGGTAATCACCTGTGCTGAGGCGTTGTAATACTTGTCAGGTTCCGTCGATATAATCAGCTGCCCCACGCCCTGAAATGTACTGTAAATCTGACGTAACATGTTATCCTCGACGATTGTTGCCTCTACAGTTATCATGATGGGTTGGCGTGTTTTCAGGTTGCTTCGGATTGGTTCAGGTCGTCCCGGTATGCTTATCATCTGATAGTCCTCAACCGAGGACGGAGGAACAACCACACGATTAATCATGATGCCAATATCGCTTGATACTATATCTTTAAATGTAATTGTGCTCATGTTATCCTCCTATTGCAGACAATTGCTTTTTTTGCTCAAATGCAAGCTGCTCATTTATTCTTGTAATGTCAAAATCGTTGCTGATTTTCTCGACTTTGATAACGTTTGTGATGTGATATGTCGCTCCTGATACTGCCCTCAGCTTGTCATTACCCAACGGCTGTACAATTGTTTTGCCATTGTACATTGTGAGCAATTCTGGACCTGCCTCTCCGACTACTGCCGAACCCTGAAGCAATGTTCCACCTTTTGCAAGGTATGGAACGTTAGGCACATACGGTATACTAAATCCTACACTGTTTCCCCCAACACCAGGCACCCAGTCAGGGACTTGAACGTTGATACCGTTTAGCCCATCGACTAACTTGTTAATACCACCGATAAGCCCATTTATAAGCCCTATAACGGCGTTGATTGGTTTCTTTGCAATTTCCTCAAAGGAATCCCAAATTGCCTTGAATATGCCTTTGATATCTTCCCAAGCTGCGCTCCAGTCTCCGCGAAATACGTCTTTGACAAAGGTGATTATGCCGCTGAAAATGCCTTTAATAATTTCCCATTGATTAGAGAAGTAGTCTTTTACTGCGCCGAATGTCGCCTTGATACCATCCATTGCCCCGCTGAACAATGGCCCGAACGTATCTTTAAACCAATTCCCGACTAAGGAAAACATTGTTTTTATTGATTCTATCCTGTCTGAGAAAAAGTTTTTTACTGCTTCAAAAACAGTTTTTATAATTTCGATCTGAAATTTGAATATATCAACAAATATTGCAAAGTCGGACTTAATATTTTCCCACATACCAATCCATAACTCTCTGAACCAGTCACATTTATTCCACAACACCGCAAATATAGCCACCAACGCCGCTATTGCGGCAATTACTATCCCTATTGGGTTAGCTGCCATTACTGCATTTATTGCAATCATAGCGGCTTTAACCTTTGGCAAGACTGTCATTAAAGTACCGACAATTGAGACGACTTTTCCAATCACAATCAACAGCGGTCCGATTGCAGCTACTACTGCGCCAACTTTTATTATTGTTTCTTTTTGCGACTCTGACAAGCCATTAAACCATGAAGTTAATGATTTGAGTTTGTCTGTTAATTTCAACAATATCGGCTGTAACGATGATAAGATTGACGCTCCAAGCTGTGCACCGCTCAATTTCAAGTTGTTAAATGCAATTTTAGCTTGGTCCGGTGGGTCAAGTGTTGACTCAAATGTATCTGTAACAACGCCCTTATAGTCGGATAATGATGTTGACAAATCATCTATTGACAATTTACCCTCTCGGATTGCCTGAGTCATTTCTGCTGCGCCTTTTTTGCCAAACAAGTCCGTAGCTATCTGCAATGCATCTGTTTCGTTCGCCGTGTCTCTTATTGATGTTATTGTCTCATTTAACGCCTCTTGCATCGTCTTGCCGTCTGCGGTTGCGTTTTGTTGTGCTTTTTTAAGTCCTGCAAGTGCCGATGATGCATCAACACCAGTTGACTCAAACTGTGCAAGTAAATTTGTTGACGCTGTCAGGTCAAGTCCCATCTCTTTTAATGTCGCGCCGTTAGTTGCGAGTGTTGACTGCAGAGTATCCATCGACAATCCAGTGTCTTGACCAACCTTTGTCATAAGTCCGAGAACTTCACTTGCTTTTGAACTGTCAACGTTAAATTTCATCATGGCGGTATCAACACCGTCAATTGCTGCATTTAAGTCAGTGCCATTGATCGCTGCAAAACGTATAAATTCTTTTGATACGTTTTCAAGTTCTTCTCCAGTCAGGCTAAATCTTGTATTGACTTCTCCGATTGCTACGCCTACATCTTCCATTTCGGTAGGCATTTCAGAAAAGACTTTATCTGCTGATTGGGTTAAGCTGTCAAGTGCCTCGCCTGTTGCCCCTGTTTTGGTTATGATAGTGTCATAACCTGAGTCAACCTCGTCGAAAGCGGCTAACGATGCCGCTCCCACGCCTGCAATTGCCGCAGATAATGGCAAGAGTTTTTCACCCACTCCAGCGATTTTGTCCCCTACTTCTTTTACTTTTTCGCCTTTTGCTGCTATTCCGGCAATTGAGTCACCGCATTCCTCGGCGGCTTGACCGGCGTTAAACATTGCATCGTTGCTCTGTCTAAGTTGCTCCTCAAAGTTGTTTAATTCGCTTTGTGACGCAATTAATTCACGCTGAAACGCTCTATACTGCTCTGCTCCGATATCTCCGTTAGCAAACTGTCGCTCAACTTGTTCCTGTGCTTGCTGCAAAGTCTCCAGTTTTTCTCTTGCATTTGAGACTTGCTGTGCTAATATTTCATTTCTTTGGCCAAGCAGCGTGACGTTTGAGGGGTCAAGTCTTAACGCTCTGTCAACTTCTCTAAGTTCGCCCTGTAAGCTATTTGCTTGCCTATTAACTGCGCCTAATGAGTTTTCGAGTCTCGTCGTTTCGCCGTTTATTTCAAGGGTTATTCCTCTGATGTTATTTCCTGCTATTGTCCTCACCTCCCGGCCATTTCTCTTAGCTCTGATTTATCACAGTCAGTCTGTTCAAGATACCAAGCGTTTTCAAGGTATTCTCTACCCTTTTCAGACTGATTGCAATTAAAAATAAATGCATCTCTGAGATATGTTAAGTATGTTGCAAGGTCTAGTTCTTCAATCTCTGAAAACTTTAAGCCGGAGTAATCAAAGATTGTCTTTAGCTCAATTGTCTCAGATGTGTAATAAGTCTTTTTTTCTTCGTTGCTTGAATAAAAAGGAATGCTTATTTTTTTTTAAGGTTTGCAATCCACTCCATCAGATCATTGAACAATTCTGATGCCTCGACTACGTCAAGATCATCAAGCACCTGCTCAGGGCTTATTTTCTGATCGTCTGTATTATTGCTAAGTAATACGGACAATCCGTCTGCAAGCGATTGAACCGCTTTGCTACTGTCTGTTGACATCTGCACCAAGTTGTTTAACACTCTCATTTTCGGCGGCATTACCGTCAGCACATCGCCGTTATAATCAACCTGTATGTTGTTACCTACTACCTGTGATTTCATTGCTGTTTTCCTCCTTAAAACGCCGCATTTAAGCGGCGTTATATTATTAAGCTATATTGTCAATTACCGTAACAACTCCGACTGCTTTTGCCTTGTTGCTACTGTCAATCTCAGCTACTGTAATAACCTGACCTGCTGTAGCTGCAATGTCTGTAGTGCCCGGTGTTATTGTTGTCCATCCTGTTGTAAGCACTGCATCATATGTAACACTCTGTGCAACTGAGTCAATCTTGTATACATATGTGTTTGTGCCGGTTGCTGCAGGGCTAACCGTATTAACCTTAGTCTTACCTGCTGTGCCGCCTTTTGCAAGAGTCAATGTAAGAGAACCAAGCCCAAGGATTTCCTCGGAGTACATAATAAGAGTTCCGTCTGTGTCCATCGGTTCTATCTTAAATTCAGGATTGATTACAGTCTCCTTATCTTTGACATACGCAAGGCTGAATCCGGCTGTATTGCTGCCGACTATAGTAACTCTCGAATCACCATCCGCTTTGTCTTTGTGCACACACCTAACTGCATATCTTTGGATTTGAGAATTGTTCTTTCCTCCAACTTTCAGAGTGCGGATTCCGCCCGCTTCTGTTATCGCTCCTGTTGTTACAAGATTCTTAAGTGTGTTTGCGTTCCATGTGCATACACCCAACTTGAGCGTTGCTTCTTCATCTGTAATTTCTGTTTTCTGTGCCGTTCCGTCGTCTGACTTTGCAGTATAAAACGACGGCTTATATTCCAACGTTGCTCCTCCCGATACGTCACCGAGTTTGTTCGCGTCGGTTTCAAAGTCTGCATCAGCCGGAATACTTCCAGTAAACTCTACTATGTAAACTAAGCACGAGCCTATTCTGATTTTCTTTTTGTCATCTGTATTTGTATGGGCCATGTTATCACTCCTATTTGTATATTGTTGTAAATTCGTATGTTACCATAATCAATTGTTCATCCTCAATCCAAACATCCTCGCTTTTGCTGAGTTCAACGTCTGAAAATAGATCCTCTATTTGCTTTTCTTGTGCCATGTCTTTTGACTCTGAATACAGCTCAATGACAACAGCCATATCTTTGATATAATTCTTTTCGTCACTTCCGTGAAAGTTTGCTCCGCTTTCATAATAAACAATGTAAGGAGGACTCTGAGCAGACTTAAAAGCCATATAGGCGACTGGTATATTAAGTGTCTGCAATCTTGTATACACGTCTATTAATGTCATGTGCTCAGTTCCTCCCTTACTGTTTGTTCAAAGTTATCTGCCGCTTTTGCCGCTGCCGGTTCGATGTGGACTTTTGCCGCTACTCTGCCGCCGTTACGCTTGGCGTGACCATATTCAAGCAGATGTGTTAAGTGCGGTGCGTTTTTATTGTAAACAATGACTTTTTTAATTCCAAGTCCTTTGCTCTGCACCTTTTTAGTCCATCCTTTTGTGTAATTGCCGGTTTGCTTTGGAGACGTTTTTTTCAGCTCTTTTACAGTTTCTTTGCCGACGTTTTTTGCCGCTTCATTTACTATTTGCTTTACGTCTTCGGCGTATTCTGCCAAACTGTGTGATATAAAGTCTTGTAGATTATCCATCACACACCGGCTTTCTGAGTACAATATAGTTCGATAACTCCGTCTTGTCTTATGTATGTTCGATATATAGCATACCTTACATTCTCATGTACGACTACTTGTTGTCCTGAGTAATTTTCTTTGTCAGTTTCTATGACTTTTTCTGCTTTGATGTTGTCTGATGCCGCCCTGTAAAATTCATTACTACTTGCTGACTTCATATTACAAAATATCTCTGTCAATTCTTCCGCTGACTTTATCTGCTGACCTATTTCGTCAGTAATTACTTTCGTTGATATCAGGACACACACATCATCATAACTCATTTTGCACGCTCCTTTGTTCTTGCATTCTTAATACGTAAATCAAGATTTTTTGCAAGAGGAACATCTTCTGTACGCTTCCTGTATCTCCACGCCGCATAATCAGACAGCAGCATCACATCGTCTGTTTGTTCAAGATCAAGCATTATTCCTTTGTCTTTAAGTTCTTCAACGCATCCCTGTATTACGTTGTTAAGATAACCGTCTCTTGATTGATGGCTTATTCCTAAGTCAACTTTTAGCATTTCTAATACTGTTTGCATTTACATACCCCCTAATGGGGAGAGGCTTAAGCCTCTCTTTATTATGTGGTTACATCGTTAACAATTACGGTGTATGTACGCTTAGTAGCGTTACCGTTTGTTACTTCTACAGTCAGCGTGTTTTCTCCTGCCGAGAACGTTGCGTTGCTGCCTGACGTTACTTCGTTTGTTCCATTCTTAATTGATACCGTTGCATCGGATGAAAGTGCTGTAGCAGTAATCTTGTTTGCGTGTGCTGCCACCTCACAGTGATAGTTTAAAACATTCGGGTCAAACGGAGGATAGAGTGTAACAGGAGTTGCACCGATTGTAAGAGCTGAAAGCGAAACAAGCTTAACGTTTGCGGAGTCGCCTGGAAATGTTGTTGTAGTTGTTGGATTTGTGTTGTTAATATTGATAAGCACAAACGCCTCGCCAAATATCGGCTTTCCGTCATATCTTGCAGTGCCCTTGTATACTGTCTGATCTTCGAGGAATCTTACAACATCAGTATATGCGAACTCTCCGCCCTGACGTTCTGCAAGGAGGTACAGATCAAAATAACCACCAAGAATATCATTGTCTGCCATGATTTCAAGTTCAACAATGTTGCCACCTATTACAGGCATTGTGTTATTAACCGACGCTACAATAGCTGCAGATGAATCAAAATCAATAGACTTTGTAATAAGCGTCTGGTGTGTCTTTTTGTTCATTATCCATGTGAGATTTCCTGTAGCATAATCAGACTTTGCAAGTGTCAGTTTGCTATAAAGAGTTGCGAAGAATGTTGCACCTGTTGTTGCTGCTTCTGCCGAGTTGAGTTTTACAATGTTTGATGAATGTAGATCAGTCCATGCCGGTGCTTTTGCATCCCAGTCTGCAGGCTCTGAAGTCTGCGCAAGACGTGTTGCAAGGCCGATCGGCATCCTCTTGCCTGTACCGTAAATAATCGCTCTGTCAAGTGCCTTTGCGATAGCAACGGAGAGAGATTCGAGGATTTCACTTGCAAGGGCTTCGTCACTGTCTTCAAGAAGTGAGTTGTCAATAGCGACGAACCCACCAACTTTATATCCGTCAATCCCAACCTGATTGAACGAAATTTCAAGTTCATTAAGACTTGCACACATTTCTGTCCATATAGCCTCCGGATATGTGCCCGCAATATTTTTCCTTGCCGTACCTTTAACAGGCTTAACATTTACTAGGCTGTAAAGTTTTGATATCTTAGGAAGATTAGGTCTGAGTATATCAAAGAATACCTGCGGGATTGTCAACGAAACATTTGAAACGCCTCTGTTCTGCTTTGCCGCTCTCGTCTGGTCAAGGAATGCCTTTACTTCATTATCGGCAAGAAACGCCGCTCTCTGCTGTGTATCAAGTGTGCTGTAGAAAACGCCTCTTTTTGTCATGCTCATAGTGTGTACACCTCTCTCATTATCGTTTGTATTACTTGCCGGCGGTGCAGTAGGATTTGCTGGCTGTTCTGTAATTGTTTCAAGCTCCGCGTTAACCTTATCAATTTCGGCCTGTTCAGCTGATATCTTGTTATCAACGTCAGCCGCTTCAATTTCTGCGTTAAGATCGTCAACACTCTGATTGACTGTATTGATATCGTCTTCTGTTTCAGCTTCGCTCAAAGCTTTTTCAAGGTCTGACTGTCTTGTGTTAAAATCTGTTTTCTGCGCCTGCAGTGCCGCAAGAGCAATATTTCTCTTTTTCAGCTCTGCAATTAATTTGATTTTTCTAAGCATGTTCTTTCATAGCCTCCAGTTTACTTTTTATTTCAGCTTTACGCTGCTCGAGTGTTCTCTTTTTGCTCTGTTCAATGTACGCCTGACGTGCCTGTATTTCGGTTTGGGGATATGCCGGGAATGTGCAAATAGATACTTCGTGTGTATCAGCCTCTTTGACAGTCCATAGTGTTCCTCCACCTGGCCGGCTTGCCCATTCTTCACAGGTAGGATAAAAACCGAATGAACATCCGGATATATCGCCACGCTGCACTCTTGCATATACATCCATGGCCTGTGAATCATCAGGGTTGATCTTTACTCTGCCCCACAATCCATGTGCGTCTTCTCTCAGCTCAAGCGTTCCTGATGCCATGCGCCCCATGACAAAGCCTGTCTCATGATTAAACAAGCATCTGATATCGTTGTTTGCCAAGCTTGACGTAAATGCACCCGGTGCAATTCTTTCATACTCATCACCCCAGATTCGTGTTTCCTGATTGAATACCGCAAAATATCCCTCGATATACTTGTCTCCATCTGTTTCAGATCTCGTCTTAAGTTCCGACTTGAAATATGCATGTCTCTTATTCACTGTTCTCACCACCTTTCAATTTATTTTGATCTCCAACCTTGCTTACTGGTATGTAGTTTTCAAGGACGACATATTCATTCATACCATCATTGTCAACAGGCGAGTAATCAAACTCTGTTCTTCCCTCGTTCCTGTTAAGCATGCCTCCTGCCACCATCTCTTTAACAAACTGTACTTTTTCTGTAATGTTATATTGCATTAATGACTTAGGATTGAACTTAAAATACATGTTTGGAGAATACAGAAGTTTTCTTGATAACTCTTGCTGTATGGTTGTTGCTATGCTCATGATCGTTGTACTTATGAAGTTGTTGTATTGTTCCTTGTTGAAATCTCCAATCCCAAGCATAAACGGAGGAATTCCAAATGCGCACGCTATGGATTTAATGTCAAGAGTTAAGCTGTCCTGTATTGCAAGGTCATTTAAAGTCAATGGCTGTATCTTTTCAATTGAAAGTTCACCGGCAGGAATTAACCAAGGTTCTCCAGTCTCTGTGGTTTCTGTATAGTTTTCGAGTATCTTTCGACGCTTTACAGGGTCTTGCAATTCTTCACTGTCGCTGTTTATACTGATGATAAGTGACGGCTTCCACTTGCTTTGTAGGAATCCTGATTTTGTTGCATTTGCCTGCGCTACGTTTTTAATTGTTCCCATGACAAGTGGTGCAAGCCCTACGCCTCGGAAGTATTCATACTTGTGCGGATTTAATACAAAGTGTAAAATATCATCCGGATTGATTTCCGTGCCGTTATGTCTCACCATGTATGAGTTAGGCTTACACGTGAAGGAGCAATCGTTAAGTATTGTCAAGTTGTCAATGAACTCTCCTGAGTAGCTCGGTATAACAACAGCGTTGCCGCTCATACACATATCGGTAACTATCTTGTGTATGAAAGTTTTTCGGCACATGAGACTGTTTGGGTTAATGTCTATCTTCTTTGACAGCTCGTTTTTTAGCCTTATGTCTCCGTTCTCATTGTTCTGCATGAGCATGATTGTCATGTTTGAAGTAAGATCCGCAATCTTGTATACACAACGCTTGATTTCCTCGTTGTCTGATAACCTTGTGTAACCAGGTAATATTGACTCATTTCCGCCCAGGTAAAAAAACTGAGCAGGAGAAACAGAACGCTTTTGTTTTTTGAATGGATTTCTTATTTCCATCACCGCCTTTCACTGCCGCTGCATCACATATGCAGCTATGAGATATTTGGGATCAACTCCTTTCTGCACGTTTTAGCTGCTCGGATTGTCCTCATAAATATCATTCCTTTATTAGCCAAACCAGTTACCCAACTTCTTATTGTTTCCCATATCATCAAGCATTCTGACTACCGCGAATACCGCAGCATCGAATACGTCAATTCTTAATGTTTCTTCGACCTTTTCATACTGTATCATGTCATCTGTTTTTTCTATTGCCCTGACATTCTGCACGCAATACTCGAACGGCTCAGCGTGAAAATAATACAGCTTTCCGTCTTTGGCTTTTTGTTCGATAAACCTGAAGCCTTCAGACTTCTTGAAAAAATATTGGGGTTGATCGACAATATTGAAATGTGCTTTTTTCATGCCGATAAAATACTCTCTGCAGAATTTTCTGTCATGTCCCACTTGTCTAATCTTGAACCCTGCATCCCTCATTCCACAATACCAATTTACTACCTCTGCGTGATTGACTGTTGGGTTGTTTGACATATCAAGCCATCCTTCATCCTTCCACCCAAAGAGCGGTATGTTATCTTCTTCCGCTTTTTGTGTTGCCTTAACAATCGGGAACCAACAGTGCGGAATAATAACAAGAACATCACCAATTAGCCCAGCCAATCCCGAAGCAGTAAGGTCGTGAAGTTTTGACAAATCAGATCCACCGTACCATTGGGACACCAGACCTATGACCTCTTGCATCGTCCAATTATACTGACGATCTGAACGCTGAAATTCTCCAACGTCAAAGTAGGCTTTCATTGCCGACGTATAGACATTAAGAGACTTTGCATAAAAGTCTTTGCGCTGTTGCGGGTCGTTCTGCGCTTGCAAGCTATCGCTTAAAATGTCGTCCGGTCTGATTGATATTCCATAAGCTGGATTTGCTTGCTCGTGCACAATAGGATTTGTATAATCAACACTTCCGCTCTCATCTGCATCAGCTTCACAAATGAAAATAAAATACTTTTCATCCTCAACTGTTCCATCAAGGACCTTTTTGCAATACAACAACCTGTTATAACAAAAGCTGTTCATATTGTCGCCGGCTGTTGTTATGCCTATCATCAATTTGTTTGTATAAGCTTTCATGGCCTCTTTGATGATGTTGTACTGCTTAGGAGACTTGTAAGCGTGCATTTCGTCTGCTATGCCGATATTGCAGTTGAATGAATCCTGTGCATCTGGATTTGCTGCAAGTGCCCTGATAAATAAACTTCCGTCCCCCATATCTGCGGATATGCTGTGTTCATTGTTGTTGTCAATAATTTTGAAGTTGTCAGACTCCCCCATATTAACTATGTTCCATTTGATAAAATTCCAAGACTCTAACGATTGAGCCAATGCAGCCGATGTTATGTATACCTTGCTCCCTGACCTCCTGTTAAGTAACGACAAGGCCCATGCAAGCGCCCCCGCAAAGGTTGTCTTAATATTTTTTCTTGGAATATATATAAAAGCTTCATTAAATCTCCTGATATTTGTTCCTTTGAGGAAAAATCCAAGTAGATTATAAATAATAAACTTGTGAAAATCAGTCAGGAGAAACGGTGTGCCTTTGAGCGGAGTCCCGTCAATCTTCTCGCCCTGAAAGTGACAAATTGTTGTTTCAATAATTGTAATGCAGAAATCTGCATCCTTGGTTTTGAGTTCATATTTCGGATTTTTAAGATCTTTTAGAAATCGCTTAGCAGCTTTCACTCTGTACTTATTGGCTTTGGTCTTGCCACTTGCAAGCTTTTCAGCATATGTCATAACGACGTCAAGATATTTACTCAAGTCTGCTAAGTGCCTTTCCTAATAAACTTTCCTTTTGCACTGCTAAGCTCTTGTCATTTATTTTTTTAAGTCCCGCAGGCGTCAATCCCAATTCGTTTAAATATTTTAGGATTTGCGCCCTAAGTGTCTCAATAGCTAAATAGAAAGGATTTTTAACAACGTTTGTTTCCTTGGACTTGTTTGTATGCGTAATAATTATATTGCCACCTGTTTTTTCAAACTTCCCAATTGTCTCCTGATAATCAAACATAATTTTGGAGAGCGTATTAACTGCTATTGAAAACTCTTCTTTGTATGTTCCGACGTTTTTCATGTCTTTGATTATTGCGTTCTTATACTGCTTTTCAGTCATGCCGATATCAGTCCTTTCTTTACCACATTTTTTCAACCTTGCAATATGTTCTTATGTTTTTTGTCGGTAACGTATCTGGCGTATACTCGCCAAATAATTTTTTTACATCAAAATATTTTTCAAGTGTAGCTTGCTTCACCTGAGAACTTGCTGATTTAAATTTTTTGTTGCACGCCAGCTTTACAATGTTGTCCGCATCTGCTTCAGTGCCACGCCAAATTATAGCCGACTGTATTACTGTACATAAGCTTTCGGTCGCCATGCTTTCAACAGCCCACATTGCATTTCCCTGATAAAATATATTACCCTTGTATTTACCGCTCCCCATCTTTTTTGAAATCAATCCCCTATAATTTGTATATGACATAGGTTTACATGCGAGAGGAGTTGCCGGCATTGCTCTGAATGGTGTGCTATGTAGCAATATACTTGTTTGCTTTTCTTGATAGCTAAACTTAGAATCGACGATACATATATCATCAACAAATTCAGCCCAATCGTCATAAGTCTCACCTGGATATCCGATGATATTATAAAATTTTACTTGGTGCGGTTTTTCACAACGTGCAAGTTTGTCAATAAACTCTCTTAACATTTCACGAGTTATTTTTTTGTTAACCGCAAATCTCAGTCGCTCAGAAAGTCCGTCAATAGCAGTGGTTCTTAGCTTTATCAAGTCAACTTCAATCCCGTTGTGCATATCAATCATTGCTCGCTCTCTGTCAGCGCCTCCGTTCCAAAGCCCACTATAATTGAACTCCTCCTGTGCCGCTTGCTTTCTGTGCCATGTATAACCACAAAACAAGCACTTGTGATTACATCCGATTACATCTTCGTGATAGATTTGCCCATTGTCAAGCTTAATGTCGTAAGGGTATATTTGATCAGACTGGTTTATATAATATAATTTGTCCATGCTAAATGTTTTTGATGAAATAACATGTTGGTCTGTGCACTCTTGCTGATTAAGTATGCATTCTGCAAGCTTGTCTTGTACTCCCTCAGCTCGACCCAAAACAAAATAATCTACATATTCCAAAAACGGTCTAGGATTAAGCACTCCCTGACCGCCTACACAGACTTTGTAATCACCTTTTTGCCACTTTACTCTCTCAGATATAAATTCCCACCAGTCACAATCAGACGTAACACTGTACATGATCATGTCAAATGTGTGTGCCGTAACTTGTGAGCAATATTGTATGTTTGTAAACCCCGCTCTTTTCAATATGTCGCACACTACAGCCATGCCTGCGTTAAGTCTTACCTCATAGCACTCTTGGCTATATGTTTGCTTAGCATATTTGGTCAAGATGTAAACGCCGATCTTTAGGTTTGACTTATCCATTTTACACCTCAAACTCAAATCCACATTTCGGGCAATGACAATGGGTTGATTTGCTTTTGCTGTTGTCACCATCGTCAAGATCAATTGCGTCAAATTGCATATCTTGAGCATCAAGTTCAAACCCAAACTGTTTTAAGTCCAAATCAATTATTCCCTCAATCTCAAGCTTCAATAAATTTTGATCCCACTCTGACGCTTCAGACACTTTGTTGTCAACAAGCCTAAATGCTTTAACTTGATCGTCCGTCAAATCGTCGGCAATGATACACGGTACAGATTCAAGGTGTAACATGTTGGCCGCCTTAAATCTTGTGTGTCCACAAACTATCTGGTTGTTGCTATCAATTACGATCGGGACTTTAAAGCCAAATTGTTCAATTGACTTTGCAACAGCGTTAACTGATTTATCGTTTTTCCTCGGGTTGTTTTCATATGGTTTAATTTCTTTCAATGGCTTGTTTATTATTTCCGTAGCCATTACCCCCTCTTTTTTTAAAGTCTGCAGAGTTGGAAAAAGC